GAAGATTTTTAGGATTTTCTGCAAACTGCACAGCAGGAGCAGGAACAATTACTTTAGAAGATAATGGTTCAGCTTTAGCAGTGTTTGGAACTCCAGATGGTTCTTCAGCACCTTTTGTATATAATGCTACATTTCCTGGAACAGGAATTAAAGCAAGTACTAAACTAACGGTGACATTAGCAACTATAGCTGACGTAACTTTTTATTTTGGTTAGGAGTTTTAAGTGGCTACAATTACTTACACAGTCACTGTAGCAAGTGGCACAAATCAATATGGAACCGGTAATAAATTTATTATTAACGGCGAGGTTAGTCCTGTTCTTTATTTAGACGAAGGTAACACATACATATTTGATCAATCTGATTCTTCTAATGGAACAGGTGGTGTTCACTATTTTGCATTTTCTACAAATCCTAATAATTCACCCACTGCATCTTATACAACAGGCGTAACTACAACAGGAACACCTGGAAGTTCTGGAGCCAATACTACAATTGTTGTAGCTCCGGTTAAAAGAACAGGAGCTCCTGTTTTATTTTATTATTGTACAAACCACTCTGGTATGGGTAATAGTGCACAAACTATTTCACCAACATCAAATGAAGCAGAATTTAATCCACAGATTGATGAAATTATAGAGGAAGCTTTTGAAAGAACTGGAGTTCAAGGCACTAGAACTGGTTATCAATTAAGATCTGCAAGAAGATCTTTAAATATAATGTTTCAAGAATGGGGCAATAGGGGTGTCCATTTATGGAAAGTAAAACTTGCAAAAATTCCATTAGTAGAAGGTCAAGCAGAATATAATTTTGCATCTGATTCTACAAATTTTCCACAAGATATAGATTCAGTATTAGAAGCTTATTACAGAAATAATTCTGATGCAACTGCACCAGCAGATATTGCGTTAACTAAAATAGATAGATCTGCTTATTCAGCCACGCCTAATAAATTAGCTAAAGGCACACCATCACAATATTATGTAGAAAGAAAATTAAATCCAAGTATATTTTTATATACAACACCAAGTTCAAGTGTATCAAGCACAACAACACCAAGTAATTTTCAATTTTGTTTTTATTATTTAGCAAAAATACAAGATGCAGGTTCATACAATTTTACATCAGACGTAGTTAATAGATTTTATCCATGCATGATGTCTGGTCTTGCATATTATTTAAGTCAAAAATATTCACCAGCTATGAGTCAAGAGTTGGAAAGAAGATATGAAAGTGAACTATTAAGAGCACTTGACGCAGATAATCAAGGCACATCTACATTCATATCACCACAAACATTTTATGGAGATGGAGTATAATGGGTAAGTACGCATCAGGTAAACACGCACTAGCAATTTCTGATAGATCAGGAATGGCTTTTCCATATGATGAAATGGTTAGAGAGTGGAATGGTTCTTTGGTTCATACATCTGAGTTTGAAGCAAAGCAACCACAATTAGAACCAAAACCAGTTGGTTCTGATCCACAGGCTTTGTATAATCCAAGACCACAACCTGCATCAAAAGCAAGTTTAATTTTATTAACAAATAATCCTTTTACTTCTGTTATTTATTCTGGAACAACTTACGTAAATGTTTTTTCAGAGGATCATCAAAGAGCAGCAGGTTCTATTGTAAGATTTAGAGGACCGCCTGAAGTAATAAGTGCTGGACCTGGTGGCGCTAATCCTGATGATTTAAGAAACTTACAATCTTTTGCAACCATACCTACATTTGATAATGTAAGTGATTTAAATAATACATCTGGTTTTACAATTGCATTAGGTCAAATAGATTCTTCAGGAAATATTACAGGGGCTACAACAACAGATTCTTTAACAGATCCTATAAATTATTTTCATATAACTAGCACAAGTAGTGCTACAACAGGTGGTATATCTGGTGGTGGAGATAACTGTTCAGCAGGACCAGTAACATTAGAGGTAGTAAACGGATAATGGCATATACTTTAGATAATTTAAGAACTGATATTAGAAACTATACAGAAGTAGGTAGTAATGTTTTATCTGATTCTGTTTTAGAGAGAATAATTAAAAATGCAGAATTAAAAATTCATAGAGCAATCGACACAGATCAAAGTGTGTTTTATGCAACATCAAATTTAATTATTAATAATAGATATGTAACAATTCCTGCTGATTTAAGATTTATTAGATACGTTCAACTTACAAATTCTGATGGTGAACAATTCTATTTAGAGCAAAGAGATACGAGTTTTATAGCAGAATACTATTCTACTCCTGGAACTTCAGCCGTAGATATACCAAAATACTATGCTAATTGGGATGAGGAGTTTTGGGTAGTAGCTCCAACACCTGATAGAACTTACGATATTACATTAGCTTATGACAAAGAACCACCAACAATTACAACAGATACAAGTGGCACATATTTGTCAAATAAATATTCAGATCTTCTTTTAAACGCCTGCTTAGTAAATGCATATGGGTACTTGAAAGGCCCGACAGATATGTTACAATACTATAAAGCTGCGTATGATGAAGCTTTAGAATCGTATGCTATCGAGCAAATCGGTAACAGACGCAGAGACGAATATCAAGATGGTGAAGTTCGGGCTCAACTTAATGTAAAACCACCATCAAGTTATGGAAAATAAATAGGAGAAAATAAAAATGGCAAACGTAGTACCTTTTTCATTCGCACAAGAGTTGTTGAAAGGAGCACATAATTTCACAACTAACACTATTAAATTAGCTTTGTACACTGCTGGATCAGGCGCTCCTTATTCAACTTCAAGCACAGCATACTCTTCTGGAGTAGCAAATGAAGTTAGTGGAGCTGGTTATACAACTGGTGGAAACACTTTAACTAGTCCAGTTGTTGCAAATCAATCTAATGTTGCAACTTTAACTTTTGCACAAACACAGTTTACATCTGCAACTTTTGGTGCAGCTTATGCAGTTATATACAATAATTCAGCGAGTGATAAATTAGTTGTTGTTTTAGATTTTGGTGGAACAAAATCTTGTTCAAACGGAACGTTTACAATTACGTTCCCAAGTACAAGTTCGGGTACACCAGCTGGAACAGATTCGCTTATTAGTATAACATCGTAATAGGAGAATAAATGGCTTTGGTTATAAATGATAGGGTAAAAGAAAATAGTACAACCTCTGGTACAGGTAATATTACACTTGCGGGTGTTGCATCTGGACAAGGTAATGTAACTTTTAATAGTGGTATCGGGACAGGTAACACGACTTACTATTGTATTTTTGAACAAGGCACAAACACGTTTGAAATAGGTTTAGGAACTTTATCAGGTTCAACAACTTTGGAGAGAACAACAGTTATTAATAACTCTTCAGGTAATACATCTAAAATAAGTTTTACAGGCGGGACATTAGATGTATTTGTAACAATGCCTGCAGCAAAAACGGTTTACCTAGATGCAACAGGTACACCAGTAGGAGCAGCGTCAGCTGGTTTTGCATTAGCAATGGCGGTTGCATTATAAAGGAATAAATTATGGCACAAGATTTTAGAAACAATTTACAAAGAAACGTTGGAACATCAGAAGTTACTTTAGTAACTGGCGGCGACTACGATGCAGTTATTGGAATTAGATGTTGTAATGTTGTTACTTCTACTATTCTAGTTGATGTTTTTATTGAAAGTGGTGGTAACGATCATTTTATCGCTAAAAACGTTTCAGTCCCACCAAATAGTGCGATTGAATTAATTCAAGGTGGAGCAAAAATTGTTTTAGAAAATGGTGATGTATTAAAAGCTAAAAGCGATACTGCTACTAGTTTAGATATTGTCACTTCATTTATAGATAGTATTAGTACGTAAGGAGTAATATGACGGCAATAGTAAACGGAATCCAATACATCGGAGGTAGTTCAGCCCCTGATGAATTTATAAAAAATCAAGCAGCCACTATGGATGGCACACAAACTGTTGAGAACGGTGTTCTTGCAGGACCTATTACCATACCTGGCACAATAACAGTAACAGGGACTTTAGTAATAGTGTAATGTC